GAAAGCGGTTTGGAGAAACAGGCAATACAAGCAAAGATATAAAGCTAAGAGAAGCCACAGAGAAGGCGGAGGAGCTAGTTAGAAAGACTCCAAGGGGGGACATACCTATTTATAACGTAAACGCCTCAGATGTCGCCCTAGAAGCTGCTATCGACTTTAATGAAGATGCTACTGCACAAGCCCCTGATGATATTCCAAGATATTCCAGACCTATAATGCCTGATTTTGTTGACGATATTGCTAAAAGAATTGGTCAACCTACATACAAACATAAAAAATCTTGGGGAGCTAGGCTTCTTGATGAAACAGATGATAGCGTAAGCATAAGAAAAGCATTTAGTTCTTTTAGGACTGCCATTGTTGACAAACTTGACCCGATTGCTAAAAGAATGGTGCAGTTAGGAGAGGACAATGAAGAAACAAGATTGCTTAATACTTATGCAGATACTTCTGCAATAGCTGCACTTAGATTATCTGATAGGGCTAGAGGTGTCTTTCAGGGATTGTTAATGCGTGGTTATGCAACCGATCAAATAGAAGAAGAACATTCCCTAACAAATGTTGTCAAACTACCAATCAGTACAAAATACAATCCATTTATAGACGGAGATACTGGATATGGCGGTTTGATGCAAATAACAGCACCATTGTTTATGGACCCTAGTGTTGATTTAGAAGGCGTATTTGCTGTTTATGCAAAACTTAAAAGACAAGCAAGTTTAAATGAACAAGGCAAAGAAATAGCATCTCCAATTACACCTCAAGACTTAGAATCTATTGCTGAAATAGAAACAAGATTTAAACAAGTAGTAGAGGTTTGGAATAACTATCAAGATTGGAATAACAAATTAATAGAGTTTGCGGAGTCAAAAGGTCTGTTAAGTCCTGAACAATCGGAGCTATGGAGAGAACATTCTAGTTATTATCCTTTCTATAGGGATATGGTTGACGAAACAGATGATATTACTGCACCAAGAATAGGCGGTGGTATGCTTCCAAATAACCCTTTAAATATAGCAATGAAAGGCTCAGAAGAACAAATAAATGTTCCACCACTAGAAGCTATAGCTAGAAATTCATTGTCAATCTTGACTGCTGCAATGAAAAACGATGGTGCAGCTAAATTAATGAGAGACTTTGTAGCTAATGGTATGGCTGAGAAGGTTACTGCAAAAGAAGCGTCAGGAAAAATTACTGTACCAGTATTTGAAAATGGCAATAAAGAGTTTTATTTAATAGAAGATTATGAGGTTTATGAAGCATTAAGAGGAATAGGTGGAGCAAGTACAGACTTTATTACTAGAGCATTGCAATTCCCTGCTTCAATATTGAGAGATACAGTTACTCGTGACCCAGGTTTTATTATGGTCAACTTGCTTAGAGATACATTATCTACTGCTATAACTGCTGGTAATGTTGGATTAGGCGAAGGAAACTTTACCCCCATTATAGATACCTTTAAAGGCATGGCATTTGATGATATGGCTGACCTTGAAAAGTTTGGTGTTATTGGTGGTTATGACTTTGCTAATGACGAAGGAGATGTTGTTGATTTAATGGCTAGAGCTAGAAGGGCTGAAGGATTATCACCTGATAACGGAATAACCCCAGAAAGTGCCTTTTATAAACTTTGGGACGGGCTAGGTGCAATGACAACCAAATCAGACGGAGCAACTCGACTAGGTGTTTATAGAGCAGTTTATAACGATATGAAACAAAGAGGAGCTTCAGAAGCTCAAGCACAATCAGAAGCCGCCTATCAAGCATTAGAGATTATTAACTTTGGTCGTAGAGGTAATTCAGTTCTGTTCAGATATTTAACTTCAGCGATTCCTTTTCTTAATGCAAGAATACAAGGTCTTGATGTCTTGTGGCGTTCAGCGTCAGGTCAATATTCTGCAATAGAAAAGCAACAAGAAGGGGAAACCTTAAAAGATGTTCAGAGTAGAATTATGTGGGGATTTATAGCTAGAGGCGGTATGTTAATGGGCATCACAGCACTATATTATATGATGGTCTCAGACACAGATGAATACAAGGAAGTAAAACGAGAAGTTAGAGATGACAACTGGTTAATACCAACTCCATTTGATTACACAATTAAAATACCTATTCCTTTTGAAGTAGGTATGTTGTTTAAAGCAATACCTGAAAGGCTTATAGACGAGACTGTAGGCAGACAAGTAGAAAAGGATTTTGGGACATCTTTTTGGAGACAGCTTGGAACATCAGCAGACCTGCCATTTTTTGGCGGTGATGTAAGCATACAACTGGTTAAGCCCATATTTGAAGCGGTTACTAATAAAAACTCGTGGACTAACACGGAAATTGTGCCTTATTACAAGTCAAAAGAATTACCTGCATATCAAGCAGGGCAATCAACAAATGAGGTTGCTCGACTTTTAGGAGAGTTTTTGAACATATCGCCCATGAAAATAGAACATATACTTCAAGGATATACAGGAACACTAGGAGGATATTTATTAGACTTAATGGACGTAACAGCTAGAAGCATTACAGGCACTCCTCTAATGCCACCTAATATTAACAGTATTCCTGTCATTAACAGGTTGTTCCTTGATAACGATAAGTCAGGAGGTCTCCAACAATCTTTCTATGAGTTAAGGGAAGAAGTGCAAGGTGCGGTTGCAACTTTAAATGACCTTAAAGACCAAAAGAGATTTGATGAATTAGCCACATTTAGAGAGCATCACAGAGGACTGTTTAAGGTTAAGGGTCAAGTTAATGCAATCAATAGATTTATGCAAAACTGGCGGAAGCAGAGAGACAGGTTGCTTAGAAGAACAGATTTGTCGCCTATGGTTAAGGCTGATATGTTGAAGGAATTAGAAGCAAGGAGAGACAGGAGACTAGCCATAGTTCCTGCCCTTAGAGATAGAGCTGATGTTCCAAGAATCTCTCTCGGCAATTAGTTCATCAATCATTTTTTCTTCTTTCAATGGCTTTAGTTTAAAAAACTCTTTGTGTTCAGGAAACATGGCATGGAATAGTCTTGCATAAAAGCAAATATAGTCATTGCTTATCTTAAATTCTCCACCTTTCGTTTCTACCTCTCTATTCCATCTAATGCGGTTTACTATTGCCCAATGAGAATAATGCTTCCTTCCGCTTCCTATTGCCTCTAAAGTGTATTCTTTAAACTTCTCCCACACTTGAGGGTTCTCTTTGTGCCATTCCCACCATTTCTTTTTGCGTTCCTGCAATCTTTCTCTTAATTGATTCTCAAGCATCTTCTTCTCCATTAAAATATTTGAATGAATATATGTCCTTTCCTAGCTGTTCTTCTTCTTCCATTCTGCTTAATGCTTCTTGTTGCTTTAATAGTTCTTCTTCATCTTCCCTGTTGTCTGCAAACAATCCCACAAAATGTTCAGCGTCCACCAACACAAGCGGTTTGCTTCTGTTTCTTTTAATAACAACTAATGGTTCATACCCCTTACAGTTTTCTTCTGCTTGAGCATAAGCCTTCCATACGTTTACAGCTTCCTGATTTTTACATTCAATAGAATAAGGAAATCGCTCTCTCGACTGTTTACCCATAATTATATCTTCGCCTTGACTTCCCATCGGTCTTGATTCCATATCTTCCTTATCCAATCCCAATACTTCTATAAGCAACTTAGTAAACCATTGTTGCAGTTTTCTACCTTTAGCTTTTGCACTTTGTGTTTTCATCATCTTCCTCGTTTCTAGTTTCATTTTTTATCCTCACAAATTTCAACTCACCAGTAAATAATATTTTTGCTACGCCTTTTGTACGGGCTTTATTCGCTTTCTTCCAATATTTCTTTTCTGTATCTCAATAATGCTTTACCTCTTAACATAGAGCTTTGCTGTTTGTCTTTCTTTCTTTTTCTCCAAAAGCTTGAGTCTTTCTTCTTCGTGCTTGGTTGCATAACCATTGATTCGTCAACTGTATCTCCAAACATATCTGCGGTTATTTGTTTAAACCAA